CTTCGCGATTAGTTACGGTTGGCAGTTATTCCCATTCTAGCGAAAATACTTACCATGACGGTTGGATCTTTTTCACAGAGCCGTCATCTTTTAAAGCCTGAAGTTAGCTTTTGTCTGTGGCACCCGAGCTTCTGAACGCAGGAAACTGCGCCCTCAACGGGGATCGAGCCGCCTCGATCAAACAGAGCCTATAGCCTATTTTTTGCCTAATATATGTGCGAGTTTATTTTTTTAATTTACCTAACGTCATTCCTTCTGGAACAACAGATTTTCTGTAATTTTTAATTCCATCATTGCACCATTTTAGAGAAGACATCTTTTTAGACATATTTTCTCGATGCATTGGATTATCCCAAATTGATGATAATTGTTTACATCTTTTTTCGTAATTTTCTGGAATTGATAGATATTCTTTTGTTTTTTTACTTAAATGTTGTGCTTGTTTTTTCTGTGCCTGCGCATATTTCTTTTTAGTTTCTTCGGTATGTTTTTTGCCTTTGAGTGCTTTTGATACTTTTTGTCTACTTTCAATGGTCCACAGCATAGCACCACCATCTCCCATTTCAGGAACTATGTTAGCAAAATCTTTAGATTCTACAATATTCCATAAAGTTGAATAATATATTCCAACTTCTTTAAGTTCTTTTTGATCATTTGTTTCAAGTAAAATTTCAGTTGTTACATCATAACCGTGTTTTTTAATATGACGTTTCCATACAGTTCCTGAACCTTGATATAAATGCGGATCATTAGAGATAGTCTTGCCGAGATATTTTAACCCAGTCTTGTTGTGTGTTTTCACATAGAGGTAAATAGGCATGCTGATAGTTCCTTCATAACTGTTAGAACGGATGGATGTTGGCGCATCGCGATCCGTACTAATATTTATTACAGTTTGAATCTTCTTACTTTTACAGAAATCCATCCGTTATACCATATACTTTCATCTAACAACACATCACAATCAAATTGATATTTTGATTCATAATATGACAATTCAGTTTTGCTTTTACAATATCTTAAAATTTCTCTTGTAAAATTATCTTTACCTATTTTGCCTACATCTTCGTTTAAAACATCATTTGATCCGTAATACTCTTGCCAATCACTATCTACTTTGCTGCGAATTTTCTTTTTTTTCTTAGTACCGTTTTTTAATTTTACTACCTTATAGGTAGTCTTTGCAAACTTTGCAAGCTTCTTGCCTATATATTTCCTGCCTGTGGTATTATTTGTGATTAGATAAACGAACCCAACACAGTCTTCAGGGAGAACTTCTACTATATTACCTTCGTAATACCAACTGTTCTCTTTATTTTTGACTGCTCCTGTCATTTCTTAGTCGTTTTTTTCTTTCTTTGCGCTGCTGTTGGATCTCCATGCGCCTCTTGCGAGCGAGAATCCTTATGACACCTAGCGCATTACGTGCATCTATTCCAGGACGATCAGCGTCGCCAGTTTCCCAGCGCTCGTTAGCTTTGAAATATTTTATTATTTCCAGCATCAGCTGTTCGTTTAAGTCACCTGGACCAAATACAATCTTATTACTCATTATATAACCATTTTCAGTCGTATACATCTACAGAATTGGCGTAAGAAGTATAGCCGTTTTCTTTTATAACTTTCAACACGTTATTAACTCTACCTATCAATTCATCCTTATGAGATATTAGATAGATGTTTTTATTGCTTTCTCTAGCCATCTTCTTTAGAATAGCAAGTGAATTTTCAACACCAGCACTGTCCATGCCGCTATCGATCAATTCATCGATGAACAGCAAGTTGATAGGCTGATAGAGATTTTCCCACATATCTCTAAAACTCCAGCTCAATGAAAGTATAAGCCTATTGCGTTCACCACGAGAAAGATTATCAAAATCCAAATCTTGACCAAGCTGCGTAATCTCCACTTGAAGATCGTTTTGGAAAACGACCTGATGAGGTAGTCCTGTTTTGTCTAAGTAATAGGTTAATCTCTGGTTGAGATAGCTAAGATTCTGATCTATGATCTTCTTGCGTATGAAACTGTCCTTGTTGGTCAAGAGTTTCAAAAGGAACTCTTGATGTTCGCGGAATCTCGTTAGCTTATTGATAGAAGTCCAATCAATTTCTTGTATCGCAGTGTTCTCTAGCTCTTCGATCTGTTCCTGATAGGGATCAGTTTCTAGTTTTTTATTAGAATACTGATGTACGAGATTATCTAAATTGCTCTTATGCTCGTATGCATCTTCTATCTTATCATAAAAAGTAGATGGCTTATGGGATAGTTCACCAATTTCTTCCAGTGCAGACACTAGTTCTGTTAGCTTATTTTCTAATCCGTTGAGATAGTTGGCACTATCTTCTACATCTTTGCTGGCTTTTGCTAGCATCTCTTTCTGTTTCTCTTCGTGCAGAGCCTGTCCACAGGCGTGGCATGAGTGAGATTCTGTGTCAGCTAACTGTTTTTTGAAGCGAGTTAGTGTCTTATCCGCTTGTGAGATGCTGCTTTCAACGGAAGCCTTCTCCCTATGAATAGCTCTAATATTATCATTCTTTGTGCTCCACGTTTTGAGAGCAGCATGAGCCTCAATTTCGGATCCAATATCCAGGTCTTGGAGATGGCGAATAGCGGTTTCGATACTTTTAATTTCTTCTTCGTGCTTGTTGTACCACGCTTTCTTTTTGAAATTAAGAGATTCGATCGTTGTATTGATACGTTCGTTGCTAGCCTTAGTCGCTTCAATGTTTGCATTCTCCTGTGTTATCTGTTCTTTGACTAACCTAACCTGTTCTTTTAAAAGATCTGCTTTTTCACTGAGCGTTGTTATTCCTAAAAGCTGTTCAATAACTTCTCGCTGGTCATTGGCCTTCATACTTAGGAACGGTTCAGTATAAGTGTTTAGTGCCAGGATATGCTTGAACATCATATGGCTCATACCGATAATCGTATTGATAGACTCTTGTGTCTTACGACTGTCGCCTTGGCTTTCGTCTAGATCAGTTTCCTGTTCTTGATTATTGACATAGAACTTCAATACATTGGGTTTTCTACCACGTTCGATACGATATTCGACACCGTCTCTCTCAAAGATGACGGTTACTAACATATTTTTTTGGTTAATGTTATTGATTAGGTTATCTTTTTTGATATTAGTGAGTGCTTGACCAAATAAACTGTAGCTGAGCGCATTAATAATAGTAGTTTTGCCTGTACCGTTACGTGAGCCACTATCATCGCCACCCATGTCTAGATTTTCACCTAACACTAGGGTAAGCTGTTCTTTTTCAAAGTCTACAGCTTGGGTTTGATTGCCCACACTCATAAAATTCTTAACTGTTAAGCTCTTTATCTTAATCATAGGCTGTTATAAATCTCCAAAAGCAGTGCGGGTTCATAATTATCGCTTTCGATACTGACGATTTGATTGGTAACGATCTGATCTACGCTTTCAAAATTGGTAATTTCCAAGTGACTAACGTTTCCATCTAGATCTTTCTTCTCTGGAATCAGTGTTAGCTCTCTTATAGCATACTTGCTCATAACAGTTTCTTTGATAAAGTTAGCTTCTTCAAAGCTAATATCGATATCTAAGCTAACTCTTAGATGCATCTTTGGTTTACAAAGCTTATCCATGTCGTCTATCAGCTTACTCAGCTTTGTAGTCCTATACAGAGGAGCATTTGGCCAATCTATGTATTGCGGTTCTGATCCCCATTCGAGTATCATCATTCCTCGTTCGCTATCCCAAGCATCCGCAAAGTTATGGGGGAAAGCATTACCGATATAATGGATATTGCCTTTGTTTTGGCGTTTATGGAAGTGTCCAGTAAAAACATACTCGTTATTTGCTAGATCTTCAGCTTTTACATCGCCGTGATCGGGCATTTGTACCATGGCGTTCATCATAAACATCGGCAATTCGAAGTGTCCAAACATATAGCGGCTTTTCATTTTAGTGATTTTACGCCATTCGTCCCCTACTAGCCAAGGGATAAACGCAACATCATCCATAATGATAGGATCTGTGATCATAGTGATCCCAGGAACGTGCTTTCCGAACGCTACAGAATTCATATCTCTGCGATCTTTGTAATAAAGATCGTGATTTCCAGGAAAGAACACGGTTTGATTGAATGCTTTTCCTAGTTTTTCTAAACACTCTAACCCTGTGTTCATCGTAGTGATATTAATACTGTTTCGATTGTGATTCCAATCTCCGCAAAATATCGCAGTTTCACACCCGTTAGCTTTAGCAGTAGCAATAAACCAATCAACAAATTCTACACAATCGTCGTTATGTGCTTTAGAATTTGACTTTAATCCGAGATGGATATCAGTAAACACGGCAGCTTTCTTAAAAAACTCCATAGTAACTCCTTGTGATTATAACTTAACACTAAAAAATGTTCTTGTCAATCGGAAGTTCCACCACTATTTCTATCTTTAGCAAGCTGCCATTCGTGGTTTCCCTGTCTAGTATAGCTTGGATTGAAGTTATTCATTTCTAAGATATCGTCTCGTATGTTTTGATTGCGCTTCTCTATGTTGATAACCCTAGTAAAGCTGTTTGTGACTGCTGCTGTATAGTATGCGAAAGGGTTTTGGCTCTTTGATTCGTCAAATTGCAAGCCTATCTGTGTTAACTGTAAGATAGCCTGTCCACGCATTTCGTCATTATAGGTATATCCGCGGACATTTCCTCTCGTAGCATAGCGTTCACAGAGTTTCATAAACATCTTTGCTAGCTTGTTAGTAAACTGTCCTTGATCTTTCTTAAAGTAACCATTTTCCATGCCGCCGATCCAATGGCTCTTTCCAACGCACATTAGGTTATTGTTTTCATCATATTTCCAATGTTGGAACGGTGGAAAGTTTACTTTATCGTGGCTATCTGCTACTGTTTTGGTTTTTTTCTTTCTTCCTGGAGCTAAAGGTATGTGATCATAGGTCATGATACGGAATACGAGATCTGATTTCTCTATCTTTCGATAATCTATCTCACAATCTCCTAATTTACTCTTCTTATCTCCAGCTAACTTCCTTCGTTCAAACTCTTGTGCGGTAAGTTTCTTGGCTCTAGTACGTTTAGCATCTGCTATAGTCCTGATATTGATCTTATCTAGGCTAGGTAATATAGCATCATAATCACAATATGACGGATCTGTATAACTGCAATAGCTATTTTTGCTTTTATGTATCTCGTCGAGTAAGTCCTTGTTGTTTAAATAGTTTATTTTTGCCATTATTATTATTCTCCAATCTACATTATAATATACGCAGTTAATTTTTGCAATAAATATCTAGGAGGATTTCCTATGGAAGAAGATGATTTTTTAGGTGGAACTAGTGATGCACTAGCGTCTGTTACTGATGGACTAAGTGATAGCGTTAGTAACGCGACTGATTCATTAGGTGATCTAGTAACTGATGGACTAAATGGATTAGCAAATGTAGCTGCTGGTGCATTAACTGGTGCTGCATTGGGTGCTGTAGGCAGTATATTAGGTGGATTCAATACTTTAGATCCTAATTTTGTTCTCAGTTCGTATCGTAGCCAAGGAATACCTCCAGGTGCAGAATACAATTATAATTCTAGTAGTGTTGCTACTAGATTCTTTACTCCGCCTAACCAAATGGATTGGCGTGTTAGCATTTTTAGTCCAATAATTTTAGATAGCGATGCTCTAGCACCTCTAGCAGAAACAAATGGAATGATATTTCCATATTTACCAACTATATCCTTTAGCAGCAGCGCACATTATGATCAGATTCCTGTATTACACAGTAATTATCCCTTTTATGCCTACAGGAATTCACAAGTTGAAGATATAACTATCACTGGAAGTTTTACAGTCCAAGATCAAAAAGAAGGTGTCTACTGGCTAGCAGTGATGCATTTCCTTCGCACTGCTACGAAAATGTATTCAGGAACAGGAGCAGATCTAGGAAACCCACCACCTATCTGCACGCTTAACGGGTACGGAGATTTTGTTTTTAATAATGTAAGTTGTGTAATAAAGCAGTTTAATATCTATTTCCAAAAAGATGTTGATTATATTTCAGTAAGAGGACCTATGGGCATAAGTTATGTGCCTTCTAGGGCAGAAATAACAGTTGTAGTGTCTCCTGTTTACAGTAGAGACAAGATTAAAACATTTAATCTATCTAGCTTTGCTAATGGCGATCTAATAACTGGATATGACGGGAACGGTTGGTTATGACAGCAAAATATTCACCTTCTAGTCCTTGGTATAAGACTCCTATATTAAATAATTCTCTAGATTTATGGGCTCCTAGGACCATACCTGCAAGAGATGATGATTTTGAATATACTATATTACCTCAATACAACTATAGACCAGATCTATTAGCATTTGATATCTATGGAAATCCAAAACTATGGTGGGTTTTTATGCAGAGAAACAAGGATGTTATATTTGATCCTATATTTGATTTTAGGGCAGGAACTACTATCAAGTTACCTAAGAAGTCTGCATTATTATCGGCATTAGGAGTAAGTTAACCTATGGTTAGTATAACTGGTGCTCCCTTAACAAGTGATGGTAGTTCTGGAAATCCACAAGCTATTGATTCTACCGGAAATAATTCTAAGGATTATACAGTTTATAAGAATAGTCCAGAGATAGCTGGTATTTTAAATAATCAGCCACAGGGACAGGATAATCCATTAAATGCATACAAAACCTATAATTATCTATTCACTTTATCGATATTACCTAAAGGTATGTATAATAACGGTGACTATCCTTCTCCAGGGCAATTACCATTTATCTTAGTCCGAAATCAAGGCGATTGGGAAAATGCTGATAGAGTAACAACAGAATTTGGTCAATTTGATTATCATATAGATGATCTAGTTTTAAATCTTTATGTTTCTCCTAAAAAAGAAACTGGCACATTAGTTAACCAAGGAGCGGTTAATTTTAATGTAACAGAACCATATAGTGTTGGATTGTTTGCAGAAGCACTTGCTAAGGGAGGATATCTTGCAGGATATGAACAACCAATGCAGGCAGTTATTTTGCTTGCAATAGAATTTGCAGGATACCGCGATGACGATGTTCCTGTGATCGATCAATCATTAACTAGGTATATGACATTAAAAATTAATAATATCGTGATGAATATAAGCTCATCAGGATCAACTTATCAAGTCAGTGCCGATTTTTATAGTAATCTTAATAGTCAAGATACACATTCTCAAACTAAGTTTGATCATCAATTACAAGGAATAACAGTTGAAGATTTCTTAGCTAAAAATTTAAAAGGAAGTTTAAAGTATGCTCTAAATAGGGCATATCAGCAACTAAAAACTGATGGAACATTAGCAACAACTGATAATATAGAAATTAAAATTATAGATAATCCTAGTTTACCAGGTGTATCTGAACAAATATCAAAATCTAAATTATTTAGAGATAATAATGCTGCTGGCAGTCAGCCGCAACCTGATCTTAATAAAGTTTATGATAAAGCAAATAAAGTTTATAAAGAAAATTATAATGTAAAAGAAGATAGAGTTATGACTATTCCTAAAGCAACTCCTATATTATCTGCTATAAAAGAAGTTATTTTATCAAGTTATTATATTACTGATCAAATTTCTGGTGGCAACTTTATAACAGATTCAATGGGCATGATAAATTGGTTTATAATTAAAACTAGGAACGAAATAGGCGAATTTAATCCACAGTTAAATAGGAATAATATGAAGTGGATTTATGAAATTATGCCTTATAAAGTGACCATAGATCAATTTGTACCGCCCGGAACACAACCACCGGGATACGATCAAATTAAATATAATATACCAAAAGTATATGATTACATATATACCGGAAAGAATACAGAAATTATAAATTGGAGCATTGTTTATGATAATGTTGCTACAGATCTTAAACCTGCAGATTTAGGAACTAATACAGGAACTTCTAGCTCTAGCTTGCGAGGCGATGCTGATATTCTGCAAAAGGGAGCTAAATTAGCAAATGCTATTAGTCTTGGAACAGGTGAATTATCTCCACAGGTAGCTCTTACAGGAGCAAAAGAGCTATTAATTTCGGGTAGTCCTGGTAGTGGATCGAGCACTGCTAATGTAGTTAACAATAGAATAATGGATCAAATAGTTAATGGAGAAGGACCTAAGGCATATCTTCTAGATATGACTATTAGAGGTGATCCATTTTGGTTAGCAAATGACTCTTCCGGAAATAAACAAATATCTCCTGCATCATATCACGAAAATAGCGACGGAACAATTAATGCCTTTAGCGGAAAAATATTTGTTTTAACTAATTTTAGGACTCCTATTGATCTTGATCCGGCAACAGGAAAATATAGATTCGCCACCACCCTAGATACAATTAGTGGACTATATGAAATAGACAATTATATAGCAACGTTTTCAAAAGGAAAATTTACTATTACTTTCGTCAAATCGATGAGGTTAAGGGCACAGCTTACTACCAGTGGACAAGGATCTGGATTTGGAATAGCATCGGGTCAAGGCGGTGGCTTCTTATCTGCAGGTGCTACGGATCTATTAAGCACAGCATTGAATATATTTGGTAAAGGTGGTAATGTATTTGGTTCTGGATTATCTGTGCCTAATCTAGGGGGCATACTAAGTGGCGTTGCAGGCAATATCGGTTCGGAAATAGGCGGAGCAGTTGAAGATATCACTTCAGCTGTTGGAGATATAGGATCTACTTTCGGTGATTAATTAAAGGTGATATAAAAAATGGCAAGAACATCTGAACACGATCTCTCTTCATTAAGGATAGACCCGGGTCCGCATATTGGTAAGATCGTTAGCAATGTTGATCCCCATAGGCAAGGTGCGGTACAGGTAGAATTATTAGGAAATATTGGTAATCAAAGAGGCGCAGATCAACAGGTATTTACTGTTAGATATGCTAGCCCTAGTTTTGGTTCTACGGATGTAGAACATGATGCAACGAATGCTGATGATCATCACTCATCGCAACAGAGTCACGGATTTTGGTCACCTCCTCCTAATACAGGATCTATGGTATTATGTGTTTTTGTTGGAGGAGATCCGGGACAAGGATATTACTTTAGCAGCATACAAGATCAACATATGAATCAAAGTGTACCAGGAATAGCTTCAACTAAAAATACAAAGAAGCAATACAAATCTTATAATCCTGATACCGGAGATTGGTCTAAAACGACAGATACTAGTAGCCTCACTGATCAGGGTTCACAGCTTCCAGTAAGTGAGATAAATCGTCCGGCAGCCAAAGGTGTACAACCTGACACAAATAAAATGGAAAAACCTGTAAATAGTGCTAGGGTTAGCCAATTAGCAGAACAAGGACTTATAGATGATCCCTATAGAGGCACTCATACTAGCAGTGCTAGGAGAGAAAGTCCAAGCAATGTACACGGTTGGAGTACTCCCGGACCGTTAGACAAGACGCCAGGAGCTCCTACAAGATCAGTAGGACCTAGAGACACACAAGTAACTAAACATACATCTCGCCGCCCAGGGCATTCATTTATCATGGATGATGGCGATGAATCAAATCTCAGAAAGAGCAAAGCCGGCGAAGGACCTGCAGAATATGTTAATCTACAAAACGGCGAAACTGGCGGCGATGTATCGGTACCAAAAGATCAACAGATAAGGATAACCGCCGCTAATGGTGCACAATTTATAATGCACTGTGCAGAAGATTTCATACACATACATAATTCTAAAGGTACTGCCTGGATCGAAATGACCAGCAATGGCAAGATAGATATCTATACAGCAGATTGTGTTAGTGTACATACTGAAGCAGATTATAATATCACATCTGATAGAGACGTAAACATACACGCAGGCCGTGCTATCAATCTCTATGCAGATCATGATATCAATGCACATTCTAAATCAGAGATGCATATCAAAAGTGATTCTAATATAGCTATGAGTGCTAGTACTCACATCGCAGTAAATGCCGAAGGTGGTGATATCACCCTAATGTCAGATGGTACAGCTAATATGACATCAGGTGATATAAGATTAGATTCTAGGAATATAGATGTTATGGCGCATGGTCATATACATTTAACTAGCAGCGGTAATACTGAGATTAGGGCAGAAAGCATCGCAGCAAGTGCTAGTATTGATATAGATATTTTAGCAGCCGGTACTATAAATCAAACATCTGCTACACAGCAGCTCAAGACTTATTCGGCTTTCATATTGAAATCCGATGGCACGATAGATCAAAGATCAGATGGGCCTTTCAGTACTTCAGGAAGCGACATGGCTATGACATCAGATGGACCACTTGCTGTTACTGGCGGGGGTACTATAAACATACAAGGCGGACCAAATGTCTTGCTCAACAGTGGTCCGGGCAGGAAAAAAGGTTCGACTACAGTAGCTACTGATCCATATAATGCCAGTTTAGATGCTGCTGCTACTTCTCCTATATCTGCTGGAGCAGCTAGGCAGGCAAATGAAGCTATGGGACGTAAACCACACCCAGCTAAGATCACAGCCGATCCAATCACCCACGCGATACACACTAATTATGGTAGGGCTATCACTAGCAGAGTACCATTGGATCACGGATCTTTCAAAGGATTTGAAAATTTTAATCCTCCGGGACATACACAGGATCTAACAGATAGACACAACTCTGATCAGCCGTATGCTAAAGGAGAAGAACGTCGACAGATATCTAACAATGATGATCTAGAAAATATACCAAACGGAACACGCAAGCCCAGCCCGAATGTTTCGGGTGCAAGACGAAATCCCTATCCACATCACCCGTCTCCCAAAGGCGATCCTAGCAGCAATGTTGTTAGTCAAGAAAGCCAAATCAGTGATAGGAACACACCTAGTGATTGGGTACAAGATCAGGAATTTATGGGAGATGTAGCAAAACTATCAGGTAAGCTAGGTATAACTGTAGCTGAACTGCTGTCTATATTTGCTGCAGAAACAGGAACTGCTAGCCTAGATCCATCAAAATCAAACGGTGATGGCTGCGTTGGTTTGGTACAGATCTGTAAGCAAACTAATCCGAAAACAGGAAAAACCAACTTTGATGAGCTCGCTGCACGTAGTCCAAAAGAAGCTGCAGAAGATCTAATATCTCCTGAAGGTATGAGGAAGTTGACTAGACATAGGCAGATGTTTTGGATAGAAAAGTATTTTGATCTTATATTACCCGGCGGTGCTGGTATCTTTCCAAAAGAAGATAGAGCTGTTTACATATGGTTAGCATTGGCTGCGGGAACAGATTCTAGCAAGCTCATTACTAAAAAAACTATCTATCCTTTCGCAGATACGAGATGCAAGCAGAACAAAGGTTGGCAAGATCCCACGCAGAATAATGACTGCACGGTCAAAAAAGCAGGTACATGGTTGCGTTGGTATGAGAAACAGTTTATAGCTCCTAAACTAGGAGCCAAAAGCTACAGCCCAGATCTATCATCTGGTCCGGGATCAACTATACAGCCAGGACCGGCAGCAAGCGCTCCGCCTCCAGGAAATTCATCAAGCAACTGGCCGGCCAGCACACAGAACGCACAGATGCCATCAGATCCACCAGGCGTACCAAATAGCACACGTTGGGCTTGGTATAATGGCAAATACATTGCCGTCGATGCTACAGGAACTCCAGTTGATTCTTCAGGAAATCAGGTCAGCCCAGATGCAGCATATTCAAAACCACAAGTACTAGATAAACCTTCCGCTCCACCGGAATCGACCGGGGGATTGCCTGCTACACAGATGGCAGGAGGAAATCCTGATGGATCAGAGATTTTAACAGCATAAGTAGTATAAAGGGGTAGGCGATGGCGGTACAAGGTTATAACAATCTAGTTGTAGGAAATGCAAATGCAGATCCTTATTACAAAAATTATCAACCTAAGTCCTATAAAGGATTTAGTACTGTTAGCCCTATAGCCAAAAATGGTTCGTTGTATGATCTAGAATTGATCAAACAGGATCTAATTAACGCCTTCCATATAAAGAAAGGTGAAAAATTAGAGAATCCTACCTACGGAACTATTATATGGGATATGTTATTTGAACCCTTAACTGATCAATTGAAAAAGATAATAACCAACGATGTTAACAGTATCATTAACAGCGATCCTAGGGTTAAAGTAGTAAAAAGTGTTATTACACAAGTAGATAAAGGTATACAATTAGAATTTACACTAGTGTACGTTCCCTATAATATCCAACAGAGTATGCAATTTACGTTCGATCAAAAAAACGGTTTGATTTAATTAAAGTAGCAGATAATAGTTAAAATAAATAAACAATATGGGATCCGTACTCTATGTCAGTAACTAACCGCCAGAATACACTATTTGCAGCTGAAGATTGGTCTAAGATCTATCAGACATTTACCAACGCCGATTTTACCAGCTATGATTTTGAAAATATACGTAGGGTGATGATAACCTATCTTAGGGAGAATTTTCCTGAGAGTTTTAATGACTATATCGAGTCTAGCGAATATCTAGCACTGATAGATCTCATAGCATTTTTTGGACAGAGTCTCGCTTATCGCTTGGATTTCAATGCGAGAGAAAACTTTTTAGAACTAGCAGAGCGCCGTGAAAGCATACTGAGATTGGCTAATATGATTAGCTACAATACCAGCAGGACTGTTTCTGCTAGCGGATTTTTAAAAATACAGAGTCTAACCACAACAGAAAATATAATCGATTCTAATGGCATAGGATTAGGAAATGTGCAGGTATCTTGGAATGATGGGTCTAACATTAATTGGTTTGATCAATTCACTAAGATAATGAATTCTGCGTTTATAGATAACGTAGCATTTGGTAATCCATTATCTAGTGCTACTATAGACGGATTATATACTGAACAATATAAGATAAACAGCTATATCACCGATGTTCCCGTATTTCCTTTTAGCGCAACAGTTAACGGAAACGGTTACAATTTTGAAGCGGTAAGCACTGTGATAGCTTATGATCCTAACTCTCAAACCAATGTAGTGAGAGAAGATGTTCCGCAAAGAGGAAACCAGCTTTCTCTGATCTACACAGATGACGGACAGGGTTATGGTAGTGTTAATACTGGATTTTATCTTCACTTTAAGCAGGGAACATTAGCACAGAATTCTTTCACTATAAACAATCCTGTTAGCAATCAGATAATCAATGTAGCAGCAACTAACATTAATAACACCGACGTTTGGTTGTATCAATTAGACAAGAATAATTTAGAATCTAAAGCTAATATATGGACACAAGTTCCTACGATTAACGGAAACAATGTGATCTACAACAGCATTGATAAGACTGTAAAAAATATCTATTTTGTGCAGACCACTGCTAATGATAGCATTAGTTTAAATTTTGCTGACGGTGTTTTTGGTAATTTGCCAAAGGGCACTTTTAGGATCTATTACAGGACCAGCAATGGATTAACTTACACTATCCATCCTGCAGATCTATCTACAGTTATAGTAAATGTACCCTATGTTTCCAAATCAAACACACTAGAAACTCTCAAATTAATATTGGCTTTAGAAACATCCGTAACTAATGCTGCATCCACAGAAACAAATACACAGATAAAACAAAATGCTCCATCTGTTTATTATACACAAAACAGGATGATAACAGGAGAAGATTATAATCTAGCTCCATTAAATGTTAGCCAAAATATCGCTAAAATTAAATCAATCAACCGTACTTCTAGCGGAATAAGCAGGAATTTCGATCTCATTGATTCTAGCGGAACATACAGCAGCACTAGTATTTTCTGTACTGACGGTATCATCTATCGACAGGACATACTCAATTCTTTTAAATTTACATTCAACAGCACTACTGATATCCAAGAAACTATACTTAATCGCATACAGCCCTTAACATCTCAGATTTCTATGAGAGATTTTTATTATTCAAAATATAATAAGATAATTCTAAGTGATATAAATGCGATTTTTTATCAGATCACATCAGGTTATAATCAAAGCAATGGTTATATAGGAAACAGTAATGATAAATCGCCGCTGGCTGTTATCTATACCGGCACCGCGCTAAAATATGTACAGCCCGGCGCTTTGATAAAATTTATCCCACCAGCTGGTAGTTATTTTACTACTAATGGAACACTGACTACTACTCCAGGTCCTAATACTACAGATAGGATATGGGCCAATGTTGTTTCTGTATCAGGTAATGGCACAGGCGTAAACAATAGCGGCAGGGTAAATTCTAGTGCTAATAGTTTAGGTACTATAACACTTGGACAAACAGTTCCAAATGGCGCTATATTGAATCAAATAATACCTGTGTTCTTAAATTATCTAACTGCTGATACACAGAGTGTAATGAACAATTTGATTTTTAATTATAGATTTTTTGGTTTAAGATATGATGTTATCACAGCATCTTGGCAGATAATACAGGATAGGAATTTGAATTTACTATCTCCTTGGAGCACTGGATATGCAGGAGATAATACGGGTCAAAAACTAGACAGCAGTTGGTTGATTTCTTTTGAAACAGATGGTTCTAATTATACAGTATCTTATAGGGGATTAAATTATTTCTTTGAATCTGTGTTAGAAAATCGTTTCTATTTTGATAACACAAGGAAGATATACGATACCGTGTCTGGATCTATACAGAAAGACAAGATATCAGTATTAAAAATCAATACTAAACCTGATTCTAATTCACCACTTTCTACTGATTATCCTTGGCAGATCGTGGGAAATGTTACGCAAAATAATGGATATTCCAGCACTAAGGTAGTGCAGGTATCATTTTTTGATTCTAATGATGATGGTATACCAAATAATCCTGATGCTTTTGATATCATCGTTAATCCTCCAGTCTTAACTAACGATTCATTAACTAATAATAATTTTGTATTTTTTGAAAAATATATAACTGACAATTACACAGAAGATTTTAGATATGTCAGTAATGACAATAATATGTTTTTAATTTTTGCTTCTCAGAATCATATTTCTAATCTAGGACAATATACTGACGGACAGCTGTTTTATTTTTATTCGTCTGATATAATTAAAAAATATGATGCTGCTAGCAGCAGATTAGTAGTCACGCAGAGCTATTTTGCTGCTGCTGGTAGGACTGGATTGTATTTCCATTATCTACATAATGCCGATTCTACGACAAGGATTGATCCTAGTTCAACTAATATAATTGATGTATTCTTATTAACAAAAGATTATGATGTACAATATAGAAATTGGCTGATAGGCAACACAGATATACAACCACTTCCTCCGACCAGTACTAGTCTACTAACTACTTACGGAGCATCTTTGAATGCTATAAAAAGTATCAGCGATGAAGTTATATACCATCCTGTTAGCTACAAAGTATTGTTTGGAAATAAAGCAGATATTAGATTACAGGCACAGTTCTTGGTGATAAAAAACACTGAACAGGTGATAACAGATAACAATGCTAAAGCCAAGATAATACAGACTATCAACCAATTTTTTGCGCTAGGTAATTTTAATTTTGGAGATACTTTTTATTTTACGGAATTAAGCGCATATGTAATGAATCAGCTAACCCCTTACATAACTTCGTTTGTAATAGTTCCATTAGCCAGCAATCAATCCTACGGTAGTTTGCAGGAACTTACATCAGATCCAAACGAAATATTTGTTAGCGGAGCCACTGTTGACAACATTACTATAGTAGATTCTATAACAGCAACTAATCTTAAATCCACGGGATATGTATTAACTACATCTACCTTTGATGTAAATTCAACGAACCTAAAAAGCGGATAATCTGGAGTATTAATATATAATGGCAAGTAATGACGAATATCCATTACCAGTAACTATAGACGATCAAAACAAAAGGCAGTCTTCTAGGCATTTGCCTAGGTTTTTCCGTACTGAGCAGAATGAAAAATTCTTATCTGGAGTGCTTGATCCTCTCCTACAACCTGGAAAATTAAACAGGGTCAACGGATATGTTGGTCGTAAAGATATACCTAATTTTAATATCAGCGACAACTATCAATCTGATGTTACAACTATGCGTCAGTATTATCAGCTAGAGCCAGGATTTGTATATCAAGATCCTGCTACAGGAGAACCGACTTGGTTTGCTGATTATTTAGATTATATGAACAGTTTGGCATTTTATGGAGCAAATACAGCTAACCATGCCAAACTTAATACAGAAGAAGCCTATGCTTGGGATCCAAGCATTGATCTAGATAAATTTGTTAATTTTAGAGAATATTATTGGTTACCAAGCGGTCCAAATCCAATAACCATTTTCGGACATCAGATAGCTACTACTAGCACATTTACTATCACTACTATAAATGAAGGTGATAGGATAGATTATCTGTTTACTCCTGATGGACTAACTGCTAATCCTAGATTGACTTTGTATAGAGGCAATACCTATACATTCAAAATTAATGCTAAAAATAAACCTTTTTCTATAAAGACACAGCCAATAACCGGAAATAGTTATCTTTATAACACTGGTGTTTCTAGACAAAATATAGACATCGGAACTATTACTTTTACTGTGCCTTACGAAGCACCCGATTTGCTTTATTATATAGATAATAATGATGCTAATTCTCAGGGATTTATAGATATACGAGATATAGATCAAGATACAGAATTAGATGTAGAAAAAGAAATATTAGGTAAGATAAACTATACTAGCACTTCTGGTATCTCTTTTATCAATGGTTTGAAATTAAAATTTATTGGAAATATTACACCGGTAAAATATGCTACTGGTACTTGGTATGTTGAAGGTGTTGGAACAGCGATAAGGTTGATAAGTTTTGATGATTTAGAATCAACTCCCCTAACTAATGATCCAACTGATTTGCCATTTGATTTGCAGCCATTTGATACCGTACCTTTTGACAATGCAAATAACTATCCAACCGCAAAAGAGTATCTGGTTATTAATAGAGGCAGCAGAGATCGCAATCCTTGGACTAGGAACAATAGATGGTTTCACATAAGTGTTATAGAAACTTCAGCACTAGCCAATAATCAAATTGCTTCTCCTGATCAGACCACACGAGCACAAAGGCCGATCATAGAATTTTTACCAGATATAAAATTACATCAGTTTGGATGGATAGCTAAAAAAGATGTGGATCTCATAGATACTACTACTAAGACTGTTTTTAGGACTATTGAAGGTAGTTTGGGATATTATGTAGATGGCGAACCGCTATTACCTGGACAACGTGTATTATTTACAGCAGACACAGACCCACTAGTTAACGGAAAGATTTATACAGTTAGCACTATAGTAGTTAATACTACTAGAATAAAATTCTTATCAGCAGCGTGTACGTTAGTTACACCTTATCAAGTTACATTTACTTTTGATGAATTAATCGCAGCACCACCTATAAATGTAGGATATACTGTTGAAGGGAATAGCAATGCGAACTATAGCGGTCTATATAATGCTATATCTAGCACTACTTCTAGCATAACACTAATATATCCACAGAATCCTGGAATTTTTGGAAACGGAATCACTACCGGTGTTTATGATAATTTTGGACGCCGCCCTCAGCTAACTCTCATACCAGCGGTAGACAGCGATCCTAACGAAGGAGAAGTTGTATATTCAAAGGGCGGAGTTAATAATAAGGGATCTTCTTTTTACTACGACGGTACTGTTTGGCAAAAGGCACAACAAAAGACAGCAATTAATCAAGCTCCTCTCTTTGATCTCTTTGACAAGAATTCTATTAGTTTTTCTGACAAAACAGTGTATACAAACACATCATTTTCTGGAAATAGGATTTTTGGATATAGGATAGGACTTGGTGCAGCAGACACTGAACTAGGTTTTCCTCTATATTATCGTTCTATAGACAACGTAGGAGATATTGAGTTTGAGTTTGATCTAGAAAATACCGATTGGAACTATGTAGATGGGTCTGCTCTAGCTACTGTATATTCTTATCAGGGATTTTTGAGGAAGTACGATCTAAACGGTTCTTTTAGCTTTTTAAATGGATGGACTGCTACATATCGAAACCTATACCAAAAGGCAGTTAGGATATTAGAAGTTACACAAGCAACTGATCTAATAGCTATTGATATCTTTAATAATAGTGCAAATCTTTCAGATATAAATGCACAAGTTTATGTTAATAATATCAAGAGAAACGATATCTCCAGGACCAACATTAATGGAGTAGCTTATATTAAATTTGCTAACGGATTATCAGTTGGAGATCAAGTCGTATACAAGATACAAACAACAGCTGAAAAAAATGCTAGAGGATATTATGAAGTACCCTACAATTGGCAAAATAATCCATTTAATGAAACTCTAGGGTATTTTACCCTAGGCGAAGCTGTTGATCACGTCAAGACTATTGTGGAAAATAATCCAAGATTTTCGGGAAATTTTCCAGGAACAAGTAATCTATCTACGATCGGTAATCTAGCAAAATATGGACATCGTTTTTTACAACACGCCGGATCATTTCCACTAGCTGCATATCTTATCACCGATAAGAGAAATAATGTAGTAGATGCATTGAAATGGACTGCAACTCAATACACACAATTTAAGAAAGAATTCTTACGTATAGCAGGTGTTTCTGCTTTTGAAGGTACTATATCTGAGAGAGTAGATCAGATATTATCTGAATTTTCAAAATCAAAATATCTAGACAAATCTGCTTTTTATTTTTCAGATATGGCTCCGTGTAAAGGATTTACACAGAGGAACTATATCGTACAGGACACAAGATTACCAGTATTTGTCATTGATAGCATTTTCAATCCTCAGTCACAGACTAGGAGAAGTGTGCTAATTTATGTTAATGATGTACAGTTAACATATCTGATAGATTATAATTTTAGCACAACTGATGCATTTGTCAACATATCTTTTCCATTAAATATTAATGATACTGTAACTATTAAAGATTATGCTAGTACAAATGGATCATATATACCCTATACTCCATCTAAGCTAGGAATTTATCCTAGCTATGCACCTAGAATTTATATCGACGATACCTATATAACACCAGTAAAAGTTATACAAGGACACGACGGCAGCATAACATTAGCCTATAATGATTATAGAGATAACCTAATATTAGAAATAGAAAAGAGGATTTATAATACTAGGCGCATAGCCTATAATGATAACATTTTTAATATGAGAGATGTTATTGGCGGATATTTTAGAAGCAGTTTTGTTAGCGCATTCTTTACAAAAAATGATATTGATAATATATTACTACCTGATTTTCTAAAATGGAATTCTCTAATCAATCAGGATTATAATAGCAATTATTATTACGAAGATGGAGTTAGCTTTACCTATAATTACAGCAATTCTTTCGCACCAGATGGCGCTACACCGTTACCAGGTTATTGGCGTGCAATATATCAGTATATGTATGATACTGATAGGCCACATAGCCATCCTTGGGAAATGCAAGGTTTTACTGTTAAGCCAGCCTGGTGGGATACGGTTTACGGACCAGCACCCTACACTAGCGAAAACAAAGTAATGTGGATAGCTATCGAACGAGGTATAATCAACACTCCCGGGTATAGGAGGACTGATTCTAGATACGCACGTTCCGGATTAACAAATTATCTACCAGTTGATGATCAGGGAAATTTATTAAGTCCTTTAGATAGTAACTTGATAAAAGATTTTTCTCTAGTCAACGCCAAGGGAATATATTCATTCGGTGACGGTGCACCAGTTGAAGCTGCTTGGCGCCGCTCAAGTGAGTTTCCTTTTAGTATAGTAAAGGCTATGTGTGTATTATGCGGTAGCGATTATATTGGTAAAATGTGGGATAGATTTACTATAAAAAGGAACCTAGCAGGCCAGATCTATAATGCCAATACCGGAAAAAGATTCAATACAGCTGATATTGTCTATCCAAACACACCATTAGGTGATGCAAACGATCCAAATGTAGCTAGATCTATGAGCAACGGATTGGCCAATATCATAGATGATTATGTATTTTCTCTCAATGCAGTTAGTTTAGACACTTACAAAAACGTTATAAGCGGGTTAGACAGCAAACTAAGTCATAGATTAGGTGCTTATACAAGCAAAGATAAACTTAATGTTCTCTTAGATAGCCGCAGTCCTACTGCTAGTGGAACGGTATTTTTACCACAAGACAACTACCATGTGTTCTACAATCAAAGTTCTCCTGTAGCAAGTGTTGTTTATAGCGGAGTTTTAATCGAAAAATTAAACTTCCAAGGTACTCAAGCCAACCAGATGTCAGGAGATTATCTGTATACGGCTCCACCTATTGGTTATAAAGTAAGCGGATATGATAAGAAATACGGTATATTCCAGATATTACCACCATTAAAATTAAAAAATGATCCAACCTTTAATATAGGTGGCGTTACAGAACCGTTTGCCGAATGGACACCTAATCAATTTTACAACCAAGGATTTATTGTTAAAACAAACAATCGTTATTATAGGGCGATAGTTGCTAATACTTCTTCTGGTAATTTTGCTTTAGATGCTGCAAAATGGGCTTCTTTAAGCAGCCTACCTATTACTGGTGGTGTTACGGCGATAAACAGGACAAAATTTTCGGATACTACTAAAACTATACCTTATGGAACTATACTACCTGATATACAGTCTGTAGTTGATTTCTTGTTAGGATATCAAGAAAAATTAAAATCAAATGGATTTAAATTTGATCAATTTAATAAAGATTTAGGTGTAACTTTAGATTGGTTAACAAGTGCTAAAGAATTTATGTTTTGGTCTCTGCAAAACTGGAATTCCGGTGCTATCATAACATTAAGTCCTAGTGCTACATACCTACAATTTAATCCAACTATTACTGCATCTATTGATGATTTTAGTTCTTCAGCGTTTGAATACAGCATATTAAAAGCTGACGGAACACCATTTAAATTAAATCTAATTGACATCCATAGGATAGATAATGGATTTACAGCTAGTCCAAATAACTCTGGAGACGGAATTTATTTTGTTAGAGCAAATCTAATACAGAGAGAACACGTATTATTATTAGATAACATATCTGATTTTAACGATACAGTCTATGACAAAGTAAGCGGTTATCGACAGGGCAGAGTAAAGCTAATTGGTTTTAAAACAGGAAACTGGGATGGAGGATATACTACACCCGGATTTATGTATGATGCTGCTACAATAATCACTTGGCAACCATTTGTAGATTACAATCTAGGCGATATTGTAAGTTATAAAAATAACAACTATGTAGCTATTACCAATGTGCCCGGATCTAGTGATTTCAAATACAAGGATTGGAAACAGCAAACCAAGACATTACCAGCAGGTCTAATGGCCAATTGGGATTATAGAGTAGAGCAGTTCCGAGATTTCTATAATTTAGATGCTAGTATTTTTGATGATAATCAAAAGAAATTAGCTAGACATCTAATAGGTTATCAGGATAGACCTTATCTCGATAATATAATAATAGATGATGTAGCACAGTTTAAGTTTTATCAAGGATTCATACGAGAAAAAGGCACGTTCAATAGCATAACTAAGCTATTCGATGTGCTAAGATCGAGTGGATTTAGTACTGTTAATCTATACGAAGATTGGGCATTTAAGGTCGGTGACTATGGTGCATCTGATGCATACACTGAAATAGAATTTCCATTGGATGAATCACAATTCCGTCATAATCCACAAGACGTAGTATTAACCATTAATCCTGAATACCAAACAGATTTAACAATTTACAATGTTTCTTCTTCTATGGTCACTATAAAACCATCTGACTATACAGCTACACCATTTCCGACGACAGCTATAGACAGCAGTCAAAAAAATTATGGTATATTTAAATATCAAGTTGCTGGATATGTACGATCTGATGATGTAGAACACATAATTTATAATAGGGCAGCCTTATTAAATTATGATATAACACAGTTCCGTAATGGAGATAAGATTTGGTTAGCTTACACTGAGAATAATGATTGGGATGTTTTAGAATATATCAAATTAGATTTAACTGTTACTACTTGGACAGTTGATTTTGTTACTAATTCGCACATCTACCTATATTGCGATACTACATTAGATCTTGCTAGAGGTGATGTTATATCGCTATCAAATCTAGATCTAATAGACGGATCATATATAATACAATCTGTAAGCAATAATATTATCACTATCTATTCACTGCTTACATTAGCTACTATACCAAATATAGTAACTAGTGGTGTTATACATAGATTAGCTTCTGTTAGATACAAAGATCTAAATTCTGTATCTGATAAGATATACAATAAATTTGATATTTCCGGTGAAAAATTATGGATAGATAGTGATTTATCCGGTAATTGGCTGGTTTTAGAAAACACAAATGCCTTCTTTAGCTCAGATAAAAAATCAAAAGAAGACGAAATAATACCATATACTAAAGTTGATGGTCAGCAAAATGGATATGAAATAAAGATAAGCGGTAATGGATTGTATATGATAGTTAGCTCACCATTCAATGGAAGAGGAACTGTGGTCATATATAAGAGGCCAAACAATCTAAGCCAATGGGCATACGCACAGATTCTAAAAATTCCAGCAGACTTTATAGATACTATTTCGAATGATCAATTTGGTATAAGCCTTGAGATTTCATATGATGGGCAGATGATATTAGTCGGTGCACCGTATGCATCAAATTTACGAAGCTTCTATAAAGGTGTATTTGATCTGTATACTCTATATAATATAGGCGATATAGTAAAATATAGCGATGGCACAAATGAATTTTTCTATAAAGCAAAAGTACGTGTTCCAGGAAATGGTTCTTCTTTCTTATATCAAAATTGGGACCTGCATAACATATATCTAGGAGATCCGGGAGGATATCAGTCGACACTTAGCAATCAGGGTGTGGTTTTTGTTTTTGAATATGATCGTCTCTATACTAACAAGTTTTTAGAAAAAGTAGTATTGGCATCTAGTGATCCGGTAGCTAACGAGCATTTTGGTTATAAGATGAAAATGGTATCAGATCCAGTTTCAAATGATACTGTACTTTTTGTTTCTGCTAAGGATTATAGTTATGATATCTTTAACAAAATCACAACTTCTAGTAGCACAAAATCTACAACATTACATTTTGCAAATACTACCAATATATTAATTGGGCAAGAAATATTTGGAATTATAGATCCAGTAACAGGCACTGCGGTAAATGTTAAAGTTGTTAGCGTTAATCAAAATGGCACAACGATCACTGTTGATCAATATGTAACGGTATCGTCTAGCCAAACACTCACATTTTCTCTAAATGCTATAGGTAGAGTGCAGGTACTACGTTACAATACTACAGATGGTTGGAGATATAATTATATAAATCCTTTCGTAAAATTACCAACAGTTCCGGGAAATTTTCCGCCTAGCAGTTTCAGTATTTCAAGTAATTCTCAATACGGATATGATCTAGATTGTCTATCTGATCTCAGTATAGTTGCTATATCTGCACCCGGATCTGGAGCAGGAATAGTATATGTTTTTAAGATAGAATCTCAAACTTATTCAAGCGTTGTTTCGCAACTGAATGGATTAGGATTTATTTCTTTTGGATTGTTTGAAGTATTAAGTTCGGAAACACTAACTAACGGTAGCTTACTCAACACAGTCGGAGGTTATATAACAGAAGGTGATGCATTTGGTTATAAAGTAATATTAAGCGGTAATTCGCTAATAGTAACAGCTCCAAATAATAATTCAAGAGGAAATCACGTAGGTGCTATCTTCAATTTCCAAATGTTATCTTCAAATTCTCAGATTAGCTCCGCAAAATATCAACTACAACAGGTAATCATACCTCCGGTTACTAATACCTATGCTTACGAGAGATTTGGAACAAGTTTATCTATAGATCCAAAAGGAAATATACTCAGCATAGGTGCTCATGGTGGACCTTCTGTATTAGACACTACATTTGATTCCTATGCCAGTGCTTTATATCAGAATTATTCTTTTGATTTAACTGAAGTCACTGGTATAAACGGTACAGGACCATATTATGTAGATTTTAATATATTACCACAACTAGCAGCTCCTGCTGTTGATCTCTATTATACTATATCAGGAAATGATAACGGAAATTATAATGGAGTTTTCCTAGCAACAAAGAGTAGCGAAACAGCTATAACATTTGAATTTTTAGATTTTCCTGGACAGTTTAGCACAGGCACAACTGTAGCAGTTGATACTGATTTAAAATATATATTAGATCCTAATAGTGAAACAATAACTCCTACTACTTTTGACAACAATTCAACTAAATTCTACGATCAGATAGCATTTACTGGAGCAGTTTACGTTTACAACAGATTTGATAACAATTTTATCTATGCAGATAGGATAACTCCAACAAATAATCTTAAAGCTCAAGATAATTTTGGTTTTAGTTTATTCACATCATCTAATTGCATCGTTGTAGGAACACCCAATAGAGCATTTGCAGGTGCTGTTTATGGATCTGTTTTTGTCTTTAATTATACAAACACTAGCTGGAAAATATTACGATCAGCAACACCGCTAGTAGATGTTAATAAATTTAAAAAATCTTTTTATTATAACACTAAAACTAACAAATTGATCGGAAATCTAGATCTATATGATCCAGCTAAGGGAAGGATACCCGGAATAGCTGATCAAGAAATTAAGTATCAAACTTACTATGATCCAGCAGTTTATCAATATAATGGTAATACTTCTTTAGCTATCAATGCCGACCAAACTTGGACAGATGCACATATTGGTGAGATTTGGTGGGATCTTTCTACTATAAAATATACTTGGTATGAACAAGGTGACGTAACATATCGTAATCTCCAATGGGGACAACTATTTCCAGGATCGATAGTCAATATATATGAATGGGTTGAATCAAAATATCTACCTAGCAAATATGCAACTTTGGCTGATACTACAGCAGGAATTGCCGCAGGAATAAGCGGTATTCCTAAAGATACATCTGACACCACATATAGCACAAAAACAAAATATGATAAAACTAGTGGAATAGTCACTACTTTATATTATTTTTGGGTAAGCAACAGGAAAATAATTCCTTCTTTTAAGGGCAGGAACCTAAGTGCCAGTGATATAACTAAACTTATTGCTGATCCTAAAAGCCAAGGATATGAGTTTGTTAGTATGACAAGCGAAAGCAGTCTTTCCTTAATAAACATTAAACCAAAATTAATAGGAACTAATATTTCTCTTAATTTCCAATTTTATAAAATTGAAAATAGAGATTTAGCAGTACATAGAGAATATGCATTAATTGCTAAAGGAGACAGAGATTCGGTCATTCCGTCGATACTAGAAAACAAATGGTTTGATAGTTTGATAGGATTAGATATAGCTGGTAATCCCGTACCGGATACTAATTTAAGTATAAGGCAGAGATATGGAAATTCCAACAATCCAAGGCAATCTTGGTTTGTAAACAGGAACGAAGCACTAAAGCAATATATAGAATATGTTAATTCTGTATTAATATCATATAATTTATTAGATGAGGTTAACCTAACTAATTTACAAAAAGAAGAATTAGCGCCATCTATACTATCCGGAGAAATAGATCTAATCGTTAATACGATAGAAGATCTAGCATATATAGGTACGAGTTCGTTGCGTACAGCACAGTTGTCATTAGCTATATCTAATGGACAAGTTATAGATGTTTATGTGATTGATTCGGGATTTGGTTACGGCAAAAATAAAATATATCAGACTGATATATACGGTAATCCGATACTATGGTACGGTCCTACAGTAGAAATAACTGGTACTGGAACCGGAGCAAAAGTACAGCTTTACGTAGATGCTTATGGCAGTGTTGACGCCTACGGAACAGCGGAGGTTGTTAAGGGAGGAAGTGGATATGATAATGATATTAGTTCTACAGGAACTTCTATCTCTACGATAGCAACTGTTAGAGATTTTACAGTATTAGTAACATCAGATTCAGAAGCACTAGGTAGCTGGAGTATACATACTTGGTCATTCATAAGTTCTGTTGCTGCACAAACTTACGCAGCAGCGGCACAAAATAGCTTTGCTCAGTTAGCACAAAATGCATTAAAACAGTGGACAAGGATTAAAACACAATCATATAATGTTAAAAGATACTGGTCTTTCGTTGATTGGTATGCTACTGGGTATACTGCACAATCGGACGTTAAACACATTATTAATCATACTAGTGACCTGGGTGGAACTAAGATAGATATAGGTGACCTAGTAAAAGTAACCAACGCCGGATTAGGAAATTGGCTGTTGCTATTGAGAGTTGCTGTAACCAACAATCCGGATTTTACTGTAGATTATCATGTAGTAGGTCAACAAAATGCTACTATACAATTTTCAACGGCGCTATACAATTATAACAACCAAGTTGGATATGATAAAATTTACAGTTATGACCTAGATCTTTATGATTCTAATCCTAGCCTAGAACTAAGGATAATATTAGAATCTATCAGGGATGACATATTTGTTAAGAATTTAAAGATTAATTACAATACTCTCTTCTTTAATAACGTACATTATG